CAACGCCCGCAGGTCTTCCAGCGTGTCATGCGTCATGACGAACCGCGTTGGCCGTGGCACCGGCAACACGACGTGCAGCCGCGCTACCCACTGCCCGGGATACTCGCGTGCTGTCGGTCGATAGATCACCCATACCGGCAACCGCGCGCGTAACCGGCCGTGCAGCCGGGCAAAGTAGGCCGCGCTCATGACTCGCGATCCCTTAGCGGCGGGGCGGGATGCGCGTGGTGGAATGCCGCGAGACCCTCGAGCCAGGCGAGGAGAGCCGGAGGAACGGGGCTACGACCCAAACCCCAGTTGCGCGTCGTGCTGGCACTGGTCCGCAATTCGATGGCCAGCGTGCCGTAGGTCCAGCGGATGGCCTTCAGGGCGGCCTGGAGGCGCTCAGGGGGCGGCGGGAGGCCAGAGGGCTCCATGGGTGCCACGACTGGTTGAACTGGTTCCACGACTGGTTGAACTGGTTCCAGGGCCTGGTGCGCGGGGATCAGGGGGCGGAGGCCACCAAAGCCGCTCATGGACCGCTGCCTCGCTCCAGATCGTCCAGCCGATCTTCCACCGAGCGCATTCGCCGACCGATCACCAGCGCATCCCCGATCAGGAAACCTTTCGTGTTGGAAAAATCTGTCTGAAGTGACGTGATCATATTGATTAACCGCTCGTGCTGGTCGTTCATGCGCGCCATCAGCGCCTCGAAGGCGGCACGCGTCTCATCGTCCATGCTGTTTCTCCTCACGAGCGGCGAGCGCGCGTTCCTGGGCCAGCCGGAACGCCTTCGGTGTCAGGCAACGTCCATACCGAGCCAGATTGGCCACCGTCTTCCGGCAGACCGTCCAGTCGTCGCCAAGGAAGGGGCGTAGCTCATCGACCGTAGGGTATTGGGTGGGCGTGGTGTTCATGCCGACACCTTGGCGGCGCGGACCTGCCGCCAATGGCGAATGGTCTCCCGAAGCGTCTTTTGTAAATACGCATCGCCGCAACGAGCAAGCGCACGCTCGGCACGCGCGATACGTGCTTGTATTTCTTCAATCGTCAAATCAGTGGTCATGTCAGATGTCCTGGGTTGTATGAATGGGGGAGCGAGGCACGCAGGCCTCGCGGGGCGTCAGGCGGTGAGACGGGCGACGGTGGCTTCCCACCGCTTGATGGCGTCGCGGCAGTTGTCGCCGTAGCTACCGAACCGGTTCTGGCCAGCGTTCATCGTCGCCGTCAGCCGATTGATCGCCGCACGCGCCTCGGCCAGTAGCTTCGTGTCCGCTTTGTTCAGTTTCTTCGTCGTGTCGGTGGTCATGTCTGTGTTCCTGTGTTGATGACAGGGATATACGAAATGGCGTGATGTTCGTCAATGGGTTTTGTGAGGGGTTTGTGGATTAATTGTCGTCCATGATTGACAGATTGTCGGCGGGTCAGCCTTACTCCTGACCATCTCACCGCATGGGATAACGTCTCATATGTCTGCTAGCATACAGGAACAGCCTCGACGTGGACCGGGCGGATTACGCACGTCATCATGGAAGCCGGGACAGAGCGGAAATCCCAACGGCCGGCCAAAGCCCGAGGTGGATATCGCGGCATTGGCGCGTAAGCATGGACCGCGTTGCATCGAGGTCGCGGCGCGGCTGTTGGGTAGTAAGGATGAGAAGATGAGACTTGCAGCTGCCATCGCGCTGCTTGACCGTGGGTTCGGCCGGCCTAAGCAGGAGATAGAGACGACGGGCAACGCTACGATCGAGCTGCACCTCGTCGCCGCGCGTGTCATATCGCAAGAGTTGTTGCAGTCCACCGATGCGCCGCCTGTCATCGAGCATACGGCCGTCACGAGCGACGCGCTCGATGTGCCAACGGAATGAGTATGTCGCGACATTCCGCGAGCTATGCGCGAACGAAGCGGGAACAACTAACGCTCATACAAAACCATGCGACGTCCGTAAACGGTCGTTTGATCAGGTGGCCGCATGACTTATGCTACGGACACAGCGGTTCTCCGTATAAGCGTGACGATAGCGGTATGACAAAGCGTCGCTGTCTCGCGTGTTGGGCATGGTTCAGCGCCAGTGGTCCGGACGTCACCGTGTGCCCCGCCTGCCGTGCCAGCGACGGCCGACGCCCCCCCACCAAGGCCGTCTGGTGATGGCACTGGCCCCCCTCCAAAATCCTGGCGTAAAATTCCCCAACATGGTTACGAAACCACAACGGTTAGAAAGGTTGGTTCAGGGCATCATGTTCTGGTGTGTTATCGTGGTGTGGTGTTTTTGGGTTACCTTGGAGATGCTGGGTGGTTTGCTGGTATTTTTGCCGTGAGTGCAACATCATGAGTGACGGTCGTCTCTATATAAGGTGTGAGTGTGGCGAGAGTCTTTGTTTGGCGAAGACGTATTATGATCCGTTTGCGACGGTAGGGAGTGCGGTAGGTTCCGAGGCATTGGCTGTATGGTTGAACGCGCACGTCATTGAGCATGCTGGTCTGTCGTGGGAGCCGATCGCGTGTGGTTCCCGGTTCAGCGTGGTTGATGAGACGGTGCCGTGAACGAGAGCACGCAGCAGTTACTGGCCGGCATTCCCGACAAGCTCATTCGTGCTCTTCCTCCGGCCTTCATCGCGCTTCTCGTCCTCAACATTCTTTTCATGGGCGCCCTTGCTTACAGTGTGCAGCACAACAGCGAGGCCAGGAACGCGTTGTTGAAGACGATCATTGAGCGTTGTTTGGACAATCCGGGATGAGTGGCGCCCCGAGCACGCTCCCGGCTGACTGGGGCGAGCGGATCGCCAGAGCCGAGAACCCGTTCCACGTCGCGATAAGTCGGTATGCTCGGGCGCCGGTTGCTTTTGTCAGAGAAGTATTAAGAGTTGAACCCGACCAGTGGCAGTTGCAGGCGCTACAGGCCCTCGCCAAAGGCCACACCCGCATTGCCATCAGATCCGGCCACGGCGTTGGCAAGACGGCGTTCGCCGCCTGGGTTCTCACGTGGTTCGCGAACACCCGCGCGCCCTTCAAGATCGCCTGCACCGCGCCGACCAGTCCGCAGTTGTTTGACGCGTTGTGGCCAGAGACCATCAAGTGGTTCAATTTGTTGCCGAAGGGATGGCGGGATCTCTGGAACATCACCAGTGACCACATAACCCTGAGATCGGATCAGGAGTGTTTCATCACCGCCCGCACCAGCCGGGCCGACACTCCCGAGGCGATGGCCGGGCTGCACTCAGATCATGTGCTGCTGGTGGCTGATGAGGCCAGTGGCATACCCGAGGCTGTGTTCGAGGCGGCCGGCGGCAGCATGAGTAGCCCTGGTGCCGTAACGATACTCATTGGCAATCCGACACGATCGAGTGGGTTCTTCTGGAGATGTCACATGCTCGAAAGAGACAGGTGGCTAACCATGAAGGTATCATCAGCGGAAAGCAAGAGGGTATCACCCGGCTTCGTAGATGAAATAGCGAAACGATACGGCATCGACAGCAACGCCTACCGTGTCCGTGTCCTCGGTGAATTTCCCCAGGCTGATGACAACACTCTGATTGGTGCCGAGTTGGTGGACAGCGCGATGCGTCGGGACATCGCCATTGACATGACGCAGGCTGAGTATTGGGGCGTCGACGTGGCCCGTTTCGGCAGTGACGCCTCCGTTCTCATCAAGCGTCGCGGCAACGTGGTGACTGAGATGCCGAGGCGTTGGCGGCAGTTCGATACGATGCAGCTAAGTGGTGCGATCAAAGCCGAATACGACCTCCAGACCATCAAGCCCGCCCTCATTGTCATTGATGTCATCGGCATCGGCAGCGGGGTCGTTGACCGGCTGCACGAGCAGAACCTGCCCATACTGGGGCTCAACGTCTCCGAGGCGGCCTCGACCACCGGCAAGTATGCCCGTCTCAGAGACGAACTGTGGGTCAGGACCAAGGAGTGGCTGGAGAGCCGGGCCTGCCGCCTGCCGCTTGATGATCAGCTACGCGATGATTTGGTGGCGCCGCGTTATGCCTTTCTGAGTGATGGTCGGTTGCAGGTCGAGAGCAAGAACAGCATGCGTTCCCGTGGCCTTGCCAGTCCGGATGCCGCTGACGCTCTCATCCATACATTTGCCCAGCAGGGACTGGGGATTGGCAGTGGCATGACCAGTGGTTTGCATGACAGCCGCCCCTTTGGCATGGCGTTCCAACCGGGGGAGTTCGTGTAATGCCCCTCACTCTGTTCCTTTCCACCTGCGAGGGAGTGCCGGAGGTTTGTTGTGTCGATGACATTGGCGGTCCCGACGATGTTTTTGAGTCGTTTCATTCGTTGATCGAGACCTGGATCGCGACCGAGTCGGTTGACGGCGAGTTGCATCCGTATCTGGACGACACGTTGAACATGCTGGCGGGTTTTAACTGGGCGCAGCGGAAGATCCTTTCCTGCCTGGAGGATGGCGACCCGGTGGGGGATGACCTGCGGCCCTTACTTGACCGGGCGGCTGATATTTTGCGTGAGGTCATGGAGCGATTGGGGGCGGAAGATGAGCGCGGTTGATCCGGAGCGGGAGTATAGCGAGTGGCCGCCGTTTGACGATGATCCGAAGCACAGCGCCATCATGGAGGCGTTGGTCAGGCGGATTGTTCTGGTTGTGGCTGACACGTTGGCGAACGGGATCGTCGTGGAGCTTGGTGAGCGTTTGAAGCAGCAAAAGAACATCAATCTGGACGCCCTCGCGCGTCTGCGTGTGCTTGAGGCGGCGGTGGAGAAGTTACGCGCTGATTTTGGCAAGCGATTGAATGATGTTCGCGAGCGCGCCGATAAGCAGTTCGAGACGATTCACCACGACGTTGGTTTGATGTTGAAAGAGATCCGGGACAAGCAGTCATGAGCGCGGTTGATCCGGAGTTGGAATACAGGGAGGCGCTGGCGGCGTTTCACGAGGCGGAGCGGCGGTTGCGGCGTGCGCGTGGGGTGTTGGTCGCCTCGGCGATGTCGAGGGCAACGGCATGAGCGGCGCTCTGGCGGGACAGGAGCCATGGATCGGGGTTGTTCCGGTTCTGGCGATGGGCGCGGATGATGTGTTGCTGGACCTGTTGGCGCATGATGCCGAACCCCTGGCCATGGATCACCGGTGGTCCGCGCGCCCTTACGGCCATGTTCTGCCGGCGCGCCATTATGAGTATCTGCGCACCGCCGAGGAGGTGTACCGGGAGCGGCGTGAGCAGGCCCGGTTGCGTGCCATTGAGCAGCATCGGCTGCGGCGGATTGCTAAACAGGAAATCCGCGAGCGGGAAACCGAGGATCGCCGTCGAACCCGCGCTGATTGGCTTGAGATGCTGGACGCTGCGGCTGAGCGGGTCAGGGGCACGCGTCATGAGGCGATGCTGTTGCCGGATCTGGAGCGCGACATGAAGACGATTGGTGGTTGGTCGGTGGACACGCCCTTTCCTGGCCGGCTTGATCGGTCGCGTTTCGAGGCCGCTTTCGCCGCTCGCCTCGCGGAATGTGAGGAGACAGGATCATGAGCGGCATCATGGCTCCGCCGGGCGGCCCGCCGCCCCTTCCGCCGATCCCCAACCTCGTGCCCAAGGGCATGCGTCCGATCGGGATCAATGCCACGAGCGAGCAGATGCTGGCCTTTCTGCTGCCGCCGAAGCAAGGCGATGATCCGCCGCCCGACAGTGACCAGTCCCTCCCGCCCACGCTCAGGCGATACGCGGCGGGATTAAGACCTTCCCCGCGTCCCTCGGCCGCCCCCTGGCAACAGGAAATTGTCTTCGAGCGGCTTGGCAAGACCGACGCCGAGGTCGCTGAGAACGCGAGGTTCTGGTTCTCGGCCTGCCGGAATTACGATGATCAGCTGAGCCGGCAGCGGATAACGGCCTCGGAGTATTACGCGGGCGAGCCCAACGCGCCCCGCCTCGAGGGCCGCAGCAACATCACCCTCACCGTCGTGCGCGACACCATCAGGCAGACCCTCCCCTCCCTGCTGCGTCTCTTCACCGGGGTTGAAGATCCGGTTTCTTTCAGCCCCATTTCGTCGGAGGAGACGGATGGCACGGTGGCCCAACTGGCACGGCAGGCGACGGACTATGCCCGGTGGGCCTTGTTCTCGGCCAATCCCGGCTGGACCATTTTGCACGATGCGCTGCTTGACGCGCTGACCCGCAAGGCGGGGTGGGTCAGATGGCACTGGGGTGCCCGGCAGGCCAGCAGGACGGAGGTGTGCGAGGGGCTGCTGCTGCCGCAGTTACAGATGCTCCTGGCCGAGCCTGGGATCGAGGCGTCGAGGATCATTCGGCGCCCGATGCTGCCCCAGGAGCAGCAGGCGCTCGCCAAAACCCCCGAGGGGCAGATGTATCTGAGCCAGGGCGCCCCCGCCGAGTTGTGGTCGGCCACGCTGACCCGCTCCACGTCGCGTGGCTGGCCGCACATCACGCAGCGGCCGGCGGAGTGTATCTGGGTGGACCCATCGGCGTCGACCGTCGCGACCGCGAAGGCGGTCTGGGACGTGCGGGATGTGACGGTCTCGGAACTGCTCGAGATGGGTCTGCCCGAGGACAAGGTGCTGGCGCATCGCGGTCGCGGGACGGACATGCGGCGGCGGCAAGAGGTGATCGCCAGGGACGGGGCCAGGGGGCGCAACATGGCCGCCAGCCCCCCCAATGACAAAGCCACCAGCCTCGTCAGGTATGCCGAGGGCTGGATCAGGATGGACACGGACGGGGACCACCGCGCCGAGCTGATCCATGTGCACATGCTGGGCAACGCCCAGTCACTTATACAATGGGAGCGGGTCGACGAGATCCCGCTGAGTTGTTTCACCCCATACAGGGAGGTTGGTCAGGTCATCGGCATGTCGCAGGCCGACATGGTGATGGATCTGCAGCGGGTCGAGAGCCGGGTAATGCGGGCCACCCTGGACAGTCTGGGCCAGAGCATGTTTCCGAGGACGGTGGCGACCCAGGGCCAG